AAGGGATGTTCTTTGTCGAGCCGAAAGCATAGATTCTTGTCGCATAGGTGGACCGGGATTCAGATCGTGGCATTTCCTGCACGTTTTTCTCGATCTCGAAGTCCACCGCGTCGCCAAACTCACAACGTCCGAAATGGATGATGTTTTCAGTCACCCAACATTCGCAATCCCATTTCTTTGCCATCTCAAAACAAGCGTCAAGGATGTTGATGTTGTCGTAACTCATCAACTGGGACTTGTTTTCAACTGTGGAATCAATGGAGAAAACAAAATCCTGTCCTTTGTATGTGTAACCAAGAGCCTTTAAATTTCTCAGGACTATACCGGCTTGTACGTCAAGCGGGGCGGTCAGGTTCCAGGACGCCTCCTGTCCGGCCGTCTCCGGGGTATATTTGAAGATTTTGTTTTTCCATTTCCAGTAATAGGCGTCAAGTCTTAATTCGTAATCGTAGCCGGCGGTATTGGTATTGAATGCGGGCTTCTGCAAATCGCACACTTCGAACAGTCCGAAGTCACACTCCATGTATGAGCCAAGTTTGAAATATATGGGATTATCCAAGGAGAATTTTAATGTGATGTAGTCCTCCTTCATCAGAGTGAACTTACGCTTACAGCCTTCATTAATCAGAGTTGTAAGCAGGATAGCACCGGATATGTCTTTGATGTCGATTTGTTTCATGTCTTCAAAGTTCGGAGATAAAAAAAAGAGTGCCCAATTTTGAGCACTCACATACACGACAATAAAACCAATGTCGTGAATTAAGTTCTGTTGGCCGGATTCGGCTCATTGAACTTGGCTGAAATTTTTCCGAAAGTTCGGTCTAAACTCTGTGCGTAAGTGATACTTTTACCGAGATAAACCAGATGATAAATCTCGCTACTATTAGCCGAGACTTGAATATCAACCTTGCCCTTATAAAGTTCATCGAAGAAAGCTTTTTTCTTTGCTTGATAATCAGATTGGGAATTTCCTTCAATTGTAAAAGAAAGTGTTATTTCCCTCTCATCGACTTTCGGATTATTGATTATTACCCGCTTCCCATGTTCAAGTCTGCTTTTGTTCTCAATAAAATCCTTCATGGGAGCGGATGCCCCAATAGCATCAAGAAACCCCTCTCCCATTCTCACACCCCATGTCGTGTAAGCGTTTTCGTCATTAATTAATAATTCATTCATAGACTATAATTTTGCTGTATTCTTTTTAACTTCTGCTATATCTCTTTGTATCTGTTGAATAGGTTTGACGATTGCCCCTGTATTTTCTGAAATCTGTACCAATTCAAGATAGGATTGCGCTATCAAATCCCGCGTATCATCAGCAATATTTCTTGTTTCCGTATTTATGGAAAGTAGAGCATCTGCTTTTACTGTCAGTAGATTAAGTGATTGAGATTGAATGATATTCTGATTCTTTATCTCTTCTCCTGCAATATGCAATGCTGTAAACCTACCGCTTAGTTCTCCTGCATCTTCATGTGTCATTTCAGTGCCGAACCCTCTTGATGAAGAAGATTGGGAATAGGACTCCTGTGAAATCTTGTCATATCCGGTTGCTGCGGCAAGCTCGTCACGGAGCTTCATGGCTTCCTCCACATATTTCATATATTCATCCTGCAAGGCTTCTCTCTCTACTTCGGTCAGATTGTTATCCTCCATGGCGGCACCGAACTTCTTCCACCACTCTTCGAGTTTCTCGCTGTACATTTCACCGATTTTATTACTCAGCATGGCACGCATGAAATACTCTGCTATATCTTCCGCTGCATCTTTAGCTTCATACTTCATATCCATAAGATTGTTCACAAAGCTGTCAAACATTCCATCGAAAGTGATACCAGTAAGACCTTCATAGAGTTTGTCTGTAAGTTCTTCCAGCTTACCAGCTTGCTCAACATAATCATTCAACTTGTCAGTCAAACGCTCACCATAACCACCCTTGCCAGTATTCTGAATCTTCTCCCACATATCAACATTACTGCGGAGCACTTTCATCTCTTCAGGAGAAAGGGACCATATATCACCGTTCCAGTTTCTGCCTATCTGCTGGCTAAGACGAGAGATTTCCTCTTGGTTGAATCCTCCCCAATAGTAGTTCCAGCTATGATGGGAATTGGAGTATCTAGCCTGTTCCTGTGCAATTTTTTTATAGTTTTCTTCCGTCTCTTTTTGCAGTTTCTTCGCATCAGCATACGCGGAAACGGACTTTGTTCCCTTGCTGGCTTCCATTACATCTGTCAAATCCTCAATAGCGGTTTGTAGTGTTTCATTTCGATCGGTAAGCCTATTAATAGCTTCCTCGACTTCTTTTTTATTACCACCAATACCAAACAAAGAATTAAAACCGCCGAAAGAAATCGCATTGAGGATATTGCCTATCCCGTTTTTCAGAGATTCTCCAATTGTTACGAATAAATCACCTGACAAGACATCACCGATAATTCCGCTGACTGCATTCAGGACAGCGTCAAGCAAACCACCCACAAGATTGCTCAATCCGTCTTTGAGTACGTCAATGATGGACAGAATCCATCCGACAATGGGGACCTCCTTAAGAGATTCTGACGTCTTGCCTATCACGTCTTTGAATCCGTTCACGGTTTTGATAATTCCACTGTATGCGTCATATAGTCCGCCCGAAGAAAGTTGTTGCAATCCTCCCAATATATTTTCCATGCTCGCTTTCAGTTTGGTTGCGGTATCGGATACATTTTGTTGGGCTTGATTGGCGATGTCTGTCTGTGTCTTTACGTTGGCGGACGCAATGTCTGCATTCTGCTGCGCTGTTTCAAGAGCGTTTGCAGCGGCTTGTTTCTCGCTTTCTGTTCCGTCCTTTTGTGCCTTGGCGTAGTCCTCTTGCGCCTTTTGAAGTTTCTCTAAGGCGTCCGTTTCGGTTTCTACGGCATAGATGCGGTTTTGCTCAGCTGTCTGATAGGCTTTTACATCCTCTCCAAGTTTCTTGAAGTTGACTCCACTTGTACCACCCAAAGACTTTTCCATCTGGCTGATGGCGTCAATCAATGATTTCTGGCTTGCCTGATCGGAGTTCTTGAACTTGTCAGTCCGTACATATTTTTTTGCTTCGTCCAAGGCAGGCTTTACCATGTCGGAAAACATGGAACCAAACTCACCGAACACAGTAACCCAATCTATATTGGCTTTTATGGCTTCTGTTTCCTTGTTCTGTATGGCAACATCACGTTGTTTCTCCAGTAACTTTACTTGTGCACTATTAACACCGTTTTCTTCCTGTGCTTTCCTTATTTTTTCCGCATACTCTTGGGCGATAGCCAATTTCTGCTGCTGGAACGTGCCATATTCTTTCAAGTAGTCGTTCAAAGCCTGTTGTTCGGCTTTCAGCTGTCCTTCAGTTACATCGGAAATATCTTTATCTCTCATACTTTCGGCATTGGTATAAGCTTCTGAAATTTTCTGTGCCTGCTTGTCGGTCAGTTTACCGTTACCGGCTTTGCTCCATTCTTCCTCCTGTTTTCTTATCGTATCAATCCGTTTCTGATAATCAAGGTCAATCTGTTTCAACTTCTTTTCCGTGCCTTCTCTCATCAGGTTGATTTCATCCTGTTGGTTCTGACGGTGAAGTGAAAGAAGTTGTTCGTCCAGCTTTTCCTGATTTTCCTTTTGCTTTTCAGCAGCTTTTTCCTGCTTAGTCAAAGAACTACCAGTAATACCGCCCAAATTTTTATAGGCTTTTTCAGTTGTTTCTACTCGTTTCTTAGCTTCTTCATACAGCTTTGAAGTAAACTTGGATTTATTCTTTTCTATTTCAGAAAGTTTCTTCTTAGCATCATCCCAGTCTTTCTTCGCTTTCTCATAATCCTGCTTGTAGGTGGTTTTATTCTTCTCTGAATCAATTCGGGTTTGCTTGACTGATTTTGCTGTATCTATAAGTGTTTTTATGTCTTTCACATTATAGATTGCTTCATCAGACAAAGTACCCTTAATATCAATAGGCAAACGAAGTTTCACAGTTCCATTTTCCCCCTTTCCTCTGATACGCTTCTCCAACTCAGAGATGTAGCGGTCAAACTCACTAATATCAACATCTTTAAGATTGGAAATGAACTGTTCAGAGATACCTTTCCCTTTTTCTTGCAGCATGACATCTCGTTCTGCACGTAGTTCTTTTAATTTCTTTACATAGCCATCAACACCTTGTTGCCCGGATAACGACTTTAAAAGATTCTCGTAATACTTAATTTCTGATTCAATATCTGAAAACTCTTTAGCACGTTTTTCTCCTGCACGCTTTGCCTCTTCTTCTGCTATTTGCTGCTTTAGCTTAAGAATGTCAGCCAATTTGATTGTTTCAATATCATACTGGGCAAATATCTTTGGGTATTCTTTGCGTAATTCTGCCAAACTTTGCCCACGCTGCAAATCAGCCAAAGCAATATCACGAGAGCTTTGGATAAGACTCTCTATTTTTTGTCTACGTTCTTGCTCTTGTTTTGCCGCCTCCTCTTGTTTCTTGTTGAAACGTTCTTGTGCCTTTTCAGCAATGGATGTATTGTTTGCTAACGTCCACATAGCTATACCTAAAGAAACAACAGCAGCACCAGCCAACACATAAGGGTTCATCATTAAAACTTTGTTATAAGTGGCTTGTGCCAAAGTAGCAGCTTTAGTTGCAGTAATCTTTGCCCATATAGATTTCACTGAACCTTGCTCAACAATAGTATTTATCAGAAGCCCAGCTCTATAAACACCGTAAATTTCCACAAGAGCCAATACACTTTTACCAATAATACCATAGTTCTTTACAATAGTATCGACAGCAGATATACTTCCAGAAATCAAATCCTGATTAGCAAGTCCTATTTCCGCTAAAGCAGTAGTTATCGTATCCTCCAAGTTTGACATTTGCCCCTCAATCGTCTTCGATATTGCTTCCGTAGAACCTTCAACACCTTTCATCGAGCCAAATTGTTCAACAGCCTTCATTACAGATTCAACAGTTCGGTCACATTCTACCGTCATATCACGGAATGAGAGTTTAACCTTATTTCCTTCTGTTTGGACACGAACACCGAACTCTTTCCAACGCTCCGAGTTATTTATATCAAGTATCGCCTCTGTTAGCTGGTCGAAAGGCTTTGCTACTGTATTGGTAAAATCTCCCATTTTCTTCATGGCATCCATCGAAGGAGTAACGCCACGATTGACAAATTTTATAAAGTCATCCGTCAATTCATCAAGTTGAAAATTTGTTTTTGCGGCAAAGCTATTTATATCAGACAGATACGCTTTTGCCTTTTCAGAACTACCATTCAGAGCATTAGTTAATACAGATTCATACTTCTGAAACATTCCAGCAGTTGAAACAACATTTGAAGCAACTTGTTTCAGCATTGCGATTCCGCCAATAGCAGCGAGTGCCTTCTTAAATGAAACTCCTACACCCTCGTTAACAGTAATAACAGCCTTACTTTCATCCTTAAACAAAGCGTATTCATCCTTTAGAGCTTTGGTAGATAATCTCGCAAGAGCCTGTTGTGATTGTAATTCACCAAGAGCATACTTTTGTTCTCCTAATGCTGCTTTTGCACGATTTAATTCATCCGATAAAGAATGTCTTTTAGGGTCATACTTTCCTAATTTATTATATTGCTCTGCAAGCATTGAAACATCGTTCTGCGTCTCACGTATGATATTTTTTTGTTTAATGATTTCCTCGGATAGAGAATTAACAGCTTTTTCACCATCATAAATACCCTTTTTGAAATCATTTTCCATTGTTGCTCCAGCTCTAGCAGCTTCAGAAATTAGATTATCCATCTCCTTTGTATTTTTCACCAACTGTGTATTTAAAGTATTAAAAGCAGCAGGTGTCTGAGTTGAGTCCATGTTCTTTAACTCGTTCTTTAGTTTTGCGATTTCTTCACGGAGTTTGATAACTTTATCAAAATCAGCCCCGATACGAAAGTAGAGCTTAGCCATTTTTTTATATTTTTAAATTATCTATTATTCAAAATTACGTTATACCCAAACCTTATTAGAATTTTCTATCATCAAATTCGTGACAATAGACGAAAGATTTCTTATTTCTTATTTTACGTGATAAATTTACCACAGATACAAGCTTCCATAGACGTTTTTTATCAACGAAAAACACACAATCAGCTGATTGTGATAAAATAATTTGCAAGGTAGAAATTCATAGTCTATTTTTCTATTTATAAGATTACAAAAGCACGACATTTGAAAGATTGTCGTGAAATAATTGGGTGTGATTAAATTTCTTGGTAGTTTTGCAAGAAAATAAGTAAAAGCATGAATAAAATAATATTTCTAATACTATGCATTGCACTGCTATGTGGATGCTCTACAAATCATAATATTGAATCTGCTATAAAAGATATTTACGGTTCAAAAGTGCCACCCAAAGAAGAGGATGGTGCTTATATTTATATCTTAGACTATCTCGAAAAAGAGAACAAACAAGATGCAGATTTTCTAAAATTAAAAGATAAAATTGATAAATACACAAACTCATTATCCGAGAATTTAGGAAACGATGTTTCTTCTAAATCAGATGCTAACACATCTGCAACAAGTAAAGACGATTGTTTAAGTGACTTCTACAAATGGGAGACTCCATCTATCCGTGTTGTACTTATTTCACGTAAATGTTTAGATAACAATGGTAGAGACATAACAATTATAGTAACAAATAAAGGGTGATTTCTCACCTTTTATTTGTTACTATCTATTATTTACTTCAATTTTATTTGCCCATTAGCATATTCTTTTCTCTTGTACAAAGAACTATTATCACTCGTTTCTAATGCGTATCTAATCGCATCTACAACATTTTTCTCACCCAATTCTTTATACCTACTCATCAATGTGGCAGGATCCATATTTAGACGTATAGCCCAATCATGAATAGTTAGTGATAATTCGCCAATAGCTATAAAGGCAGTAGCATTTCTTAAACGGACGTTCTCACTTAGAGCTAACCATCTACAATTTAACGGTTCATAGTTGCCATTAGAATTAATTCGATCTATCGTCAAATCATCTTGATAACCGTTTGTCATAGCCCAATTATAGAAAGTTTGAAAATCATTTCGCCATTCATCACACATTACAACACCTTTCCCACCATAATTTTTATATGCAGGTCTTTTAGGGTTATAACAACGTTCTTTGATTTTAGACCATATATTGAAAATACGAGTATGCGACTGCCCATGAGTTGTGTTAGCCTCTTTTGTCCTATCAATATCAAGGCATCCACAACTTCGAGTTGTACCGCTATTCAAATTACCTTGCCTTACAATCGTTTCATTGCCACAATCACACTTACAACGCCATAGGGTAACACGATTACTTGCAAATCCAACATGCTCTATGGCTACCAACCTACCAAATCGCTGTCCCTTCATATCTTTAATTCCACGAAGTAGGCAACCGCAACTTTTGGTTTTACCTTCTCTTAATGTATTTGAACGCACAATGGTGGTATTACCGCAATCACACTGGCAAAGCCATTTATCATGTTTATCTTTATCATCTGGCAACTTTTTCACTTTCTTTATAGTGACAAGTTTTCCGAATCTCATACCGGGTATTATTTTTATTTTCGCTTTCATGCTATTTGTTTTAATTGTAAAGAGATAAGTAGTTCAATAAATTTATCTTCATAATAAAGCGGTTGAGTACTTTTAGGATTATTCGGATTTACTTGATTTTCGCCATAGTTTAAACCATCACCTATTATTGACTTAAATTTCTTCACACCGCCTTTGCTTGATGGACGCGTAAGTTCAACCATGTAGCCTTTTTCTATCATTTTCTGATTAAAAGCTTGCGCACTGATTGTGCATTCATTCTCTTTCAGAAGCTCACCAGCAGATTTCAGAACACCTTTAGATGGTGTATAATCGGGCGTAGGAAGCCCTAAAGGCTCGGCAATAGTCTTCGCTAAAGCAAGTTTACTACTTTCATTCAGATTGAGAAAACCGGTTAGCCAGTCAGCTACTACAATCTTATCTTTTACAGTAGCCTGTTTTAATTGCTTCGCCATTTCAGGGGCTTTGTGAAAGACTTTGCGGTAGACCTCAAAAACAGAGCGAACCTTTTTCACAATAAAGTATTCAAGACATGGCACTGTTAAGCGATATTCATTAACAGGTCTACCACCTTGTGGGTTTTGCGGATTTTGCCGTAAAACCTGATAATCGTCATTCTCAACGAAATCACGCTGCAAGGCATCGACAGCATCTGATTTTCTGCTATACACCAGCGTCCAAACTTCATCCAGATTAACTGGATATTTCTCACTTGCTTTCGCTAATCTCAAAATAGCATTGAAACAGGAAAATAATCGCAAGATTATTTGCAAAAATGCTTTTTAATATTGAAATTTAGGGTATTGTTTAACACTTAAATAACACGATTATGAGACTAACTGAATTGAACAAAAGAGTTAAGGAAATTCTTGTTAATTATGGTATCATACTTGCCATTACTATTTTGTTATCACTAATCATTATTGGTATCTTTTTCTTTCCCGATAAAAGTTGGGAATTTTGTTCAGTTTCCATAGCGTTCATTTCTATATTTATTACGATAGTAATACTTTATATGAATAATAAATCCCAAGAGGATAATACGCAAAAGCAAATTAATTCATTTGAGCAGAATGCGATTAAACAAATGGAAACTTTTAAACGGGCAACAGAAAATCAAATAAGTACATTTTCCGTAGAAATTAGCAAAGTAGTTCAAGCTTTAAATAATGTAGCAGAAATGCAAAAGAACACTTCTCAAGAACAAATACAGAACTTAAAAATTGAAACAAAAAATCAAATAAAATCCTTTAGTACAGAAATCGATAAGATAATAGCAGGACTAAAAGAGGTCACCAGAACTCAAAATAAAACGGCAGAAGAGCAAAAAGAGTCTTTCAAAAATGAAATCAATGCTGTTGTTGAATCCTTAAGTTCAGTATGCAATACTCAAAGAGAATCGTCAGAAAATATTGTTAATAATTTTAGGATTGAAATGGAAAAATCAATAGAAATTATGGCTAAAGTCTGTAAATTTCAAATTTTATTATTAGAGGCGACTGAAAAGGAACTCACTAAGATCGAAAAAGTGAATGATAGCCTTCATAAAGTAAAAGTGATAACAGAAAAATCCGGGGAAAACATTACAAAAGAAATAAAAAATAACAGAACATTAACAACGACGATAGTCAATAAGGGGAAAGAAATAGTTAATGAAATTTCCGACGAAGTAACAAGTGGACGTTTGCAAAAAAGTTTTAAAGAATTAGGAACTGACATAAAAGAATTCGGGAAAAAAGCAAAAGACAAAATATCTGATTTTTTTTTCATTTTAATTTAACTACACAACATAAGGAACAAAGTAGTAAAAAGCCGGATTTCTCCGGCTTTTACTTTACCCACCATTCAGCCCCATATAAGTCCTACGGGAGACCTGCTTATTCCAACTTGTACCTGTTCTGTTGAAGTTTCCCAAGTACCGACCTTGAATGCGATTCACAAGATTGTTGGGATTGCTTGCATCGCTTCCGTAACGTCTTTCTGCAATTCTATTCGCTTGTCGGGCTATTTCCCAACCGGATTTAGTTTTTCTTTTTCTGACTCAGCTTAAAATTTTAAAAGTTAAACAATATAATTTCGCCATATCTATAATTTTTTCCTACGATTAGCCAATTCCTTACCACTGATTCTATTCACCTTCTGACCACCATATACTGCGTGTAACTTATCCCGTTGCATCATCAACAGATTCCTATAAGGGATAACCTCAAACACTTCTGTATAACTCAAATGAAGCGTGTCAATCAAATGAGCTATCTGCCCGAAGAACGTTGTGTTTCCTACTGTTTCGGTCTTGCTGCCAGCATCGACACGTTCCTCATCGAGCTGACACACTGAAAAGCCGAAATATCCATCATGGAGAAACACACCTCCAAGGCATTCCTAATTTCTTCAAAAGTCCCGTTCTCCAAATTCTCAGCCAGTTCCTCACTGCCACAGATGAAACAAGAAATGCCTTTCAGCATATCTTCGATTACTTCGGGAAGTACCTTGATTGCCTCTACAATATTATCTCCCTCCATACCGACATTGGAGAAATGATGAATGGCACGACAGATAACTTTGATAGTAGGCGGCTTGATGGTATAGACTACTCCACCTATCTCTACATTTTTGAAGTCCATCCCCAGCAGGGCATCGGACACAATTTTAGACGCTTGATTCATATCTTTAAATTAAAAAGGCGGTGAGCAACCACCCACCGCCATCCGAAAACAATCTGTTACCTTAAAACTTACGCTGTCAATGCCTTAATAGCATCTTCCTCATAGTTATATTCAGAAGCTACCCCTGCTATCTTAGGAGTTTGAACCAATCCACGAACAGCAATGGCAATTGCCTTGTCTGTATTCGCTTCACGGGCTACAATCTGGGCATTGGGAAAAATGAACCATACATTATCATCCGTCAGACAGAAAAGAGCCTTATTGATTATCTCTTTTGTCAGAGGACGTTTCCAACCTACCGCGACTTTGCTTCCTTCTTCCCCTGTTTCAACTATGGAACCGCCCATGAGAGCCGCTTTAGTTTTCCAATCGTACTGACCAATAGAGAAAGCCGGAGTAATATCGCCGGGAGTTGTGTCATAACGGTAGTTCTGACCATTCAATTGATTTTTATACCCCGTGACAGACGCTTCTGTTTCTTCAATCTGCCACGTTTCCCCGTGCACGTTTGAGACTTCATCTTTAGCGGTAATAGCCGCCTGGATTAGAGTCTTTGCGATTTCGGGGGTAATGTCTGCCGTAATCTTAGAGATGTCGGCAAACAAAATTCTCTTAATTCCTACTGCTGAAATCATAATCTTATAGTTTTACATTTAATACCTCGAACAATATTCTTATATTCACATAGTGACACTTCAAAGCCGTGTCCGCTTCCGTGCCGATTGATTCGATAGAGTAATTGTAGGTAGTGCCGTCATAGGAGCTTACCACATCATCAAAATGCTTCATGGCTTCTCTTTCAAGCTCGTTCAGACGGATAGTATTGGCTTCATTCTCGCTCAAATCGGGCACGCATAGATTCGCCTCGGCAAAGGACTTCTTCCAATAAGTGCCCGGCTGTTGCTTCTTCGTGTGAATGACAATTCTTTCGGACTTCAATTCGCCCGTCAGAGTTTCCCCAGCAGGTACTATGTCTATTCCGAAAGCCTTGCAATCCCGGTAGAGAATGTTTCCTATGTCGGTAGTTACTATCATTGTACAATCTCCCAATCTTCGGCAAACACATCACTGATAGACGGAACCCACGAATCAGCACGCCCTGTGTTTTCGTTGTAGATAAGGCACTGACTTGTGTAATCAATGAAGCCCTTGCCTTTCATAATAAGGTCTTTTGCTGATTGAGGGAGTGATTGCATCTTAGGAATGATGTCACTTTCAATATGAGCAGGTACTTGCTTGATGACAAACAAACCTTTGCCATTCCAGCCAGTTCTACGAATAGCAAGACCAAACTTCAACGCATGGATAGCCTCACCGAAGTTGTAATGTGTGTTACATTCTTTCTTTGCACCATTTGCATACTCAATGCGATTGTGCAATGTCCCAAGGTAACTTCCCATAGCTTCTCTTTGAAGGTAGAGCAAGAAAGCGGGATAATCTTCCTTAACCACCTCTCGGAACTTTTCTGAATCCACGAATACAGTGCATTTCTCAAACCGTTCCATGAGTTCTTTACCTTCAATCATCAAACGGTCAAGGAAGGTATCAGCACATTTATACGCTTCCTCAAACGGTTCGGCAGGCGACCAGCTTTCGTAACTGTCCTTATACTTCACATGGTAGCCAGCTTTGCTCTTTTCGGCTTCTGTAGGCACTCTGCCAGCTTGCAGCAAGCCTTTCTCATACGCTTCGCCCATTGTCATAGGTTCGGCTTCAATCTGTTTTGTTCCAATATACTTTTTCATTTTTCAAATTCTTCCTTTAATCGTTTCTCCGCATATAAAGCACCGCCACTTCTGACTTCAAATCCGTAACTCTCTACTTTTGATGCGTACTGATAGCCGTTAGGGGCAGTAGCGTCATTGTATAGTTCAAGACCTTCTTTTGATGCAATATGCTTATTTGACTTTCTCAATGTTCCGCTCTTGTCGGTATAGCTTCCATTCTCTTTGTCGTATTCGTCTGCTTCATAGCCTACTTTATCGACAACATCAAGATATTCAGCATCTCCTTCATTGAAGAAATCATCAACATCCGAAAAATCAAAATCAACTTTTACATCCATAATTCCGAATAGTTAAAGTAGTTCGTACCCTTCACCGTGTAAACCTCGCCTTGACCTCTCACACTCTCACCCTCCATGCAGCGGACTTCATCCCCAGCCTTGATAGTGATTCTCTTTTCGCACACCACATGATAGTTAGGGCGGTACACAGAACCGTTATCAGATGAAAACTCTTTGGTAGTGTTATCATCACAACGGCACTTACATACATCCTGCCAGCTTTCACCGCCAGTACCGGGAATGGGTCTGCCAAACTCATCCTTTTCCATAGGGGTGATAACCTTTACCTGCAATATGTGTGGAGCGAATATCACAAGAAAGTGCATTTGGGTTTGTTGCTTAATTCGTCTTTCAATCCGTACTTCTTGCACAGGAATGAATAGTAGTCCTTGATACCTTGAATGTTCCAAGACATCGAGAAACCGCTTTCACTGATTGAAGTGGCACGAAGCGATAGAGAGGGGATGAACTTCGCAATCGCCACGAAGACACGACCGTAACAATCCTCGTTCATCTCGTCCTCTCCGCTTATCTCCGCATTCAGACACATATCCAAAAGGTCAGCTTCCGACAAGTTAATGCCGAAAGACTGGAACTTCTGTGATATGTATTCGTTTATCGTCATATTAATATGGTGTAACCAGTTTACTATATGCGGTATAGCTATAATGCGTGCAATACTTTGATTTATAGATGTATCTGAACGGGCATTTGGGAACATTAATTCGTATCCCTTGAATAGCCATTCCCTCTTTTATCGAACACATCATAGCCGGGTTATTTGCAACCAAAAACACGGGATGCGTCATGGTCGGTACAACACAATCAGCCAGAGCCGTTTCCAAAGTGATAAACTGAATATCTGGCAGACCAACATCAACCGATGGATTCACGTATTCACACTTAGAAGATTCCACACTTGATGCCTGCACGCTCAACGAAACCAAAGACATCATTAAAAAGCCACACATGGCAAAAATAAAATTCTTCATTTCTTTTCTGATTTATAAAATTAGACAATGGAAGGGTAGAAGCACTACCCTATCCTTTTACTCGATACCTAATGCTTCTTTCAGTTTGGCTGTTGATTCTTCATCAAGTTCTGCAACCTTACCCAAAAGAGTTTCCTCTTTCATATTGCCGGAAGCCTGCACACCGATGGACTTCAAAGCCTCAATCAAAGTTTTCTTCTCGAACTCTTTCTCAAAGAGGGAGATTTTCACCTCCTTCTTTTCTTCAGTGGTTTTCACTTCGGGAGTTTTCACCTCAACCCTTTCGACAAGTCTGCGACTTTCCATATCCAGCACACGGGTCTCCTCACCGACTTCAATCACTTCACCGGGAGTATAATACTTTCCGGTGAACTTGTCGCGGAAAACTGATATAACCTTTACTTTCATATCCTACCCCCTTATGCTGATTGGATGGATGCAATTTCGCTCAAATCGAAATTGGTTATCAAATCTGGATTGGAAATCTGCGGAATCCACTCTGCCGTATATTCCATGTAGCGACCGTTTTTGTCACGGTAGTTGGAGATAAGCATCTGCCCCTCTGACGGGATATAAGTACGTCCTTGTACTGGGTCTGTCGCTTCATACGGGGTATGATGGCGCATATAACCAATGTTGTCAGAAGGTAACAGAGTAATACGGTTATCCGCGTAAATCTGCACATTCTTTCCCGTCTGGTCTTTCACGTAGTCCTCCTTGATTTCAATACGCGGCAAACCGATGCCGGTGAACACTTCGGAAGCCAAAGAAGAGGAAACCAATCCCGTACTCAACTTCATTTCGTTGCTGCCGAGAATCATCTTGTATTGCTCGCCAAATTCAGATGAACCGAGCACGAACTTGTTGAAAGAAGCGCGTGTCATAATCATCTTGGCATAAACGCCATAGTCCGGTGCCAAAGAATGGAGTTTCTCTCTCAGGTAAGAGATGAACATGTTCTTTCCGTCCACAACCACATCTCCACTTTTCGGCTTGATAAAATTGAACGGAAGGGTAATCTCCAGCAGTTTATTATTGGTCTGACCGGAAGTTATTGCAGCATCCTTGTTGTAAACGGTGGCTTCACCAAGCATCAACAAGGCACCAACAATAATATCCATGCGCTTGTGAGCAGCAAGGGTAATCTGACGGTAATCATCTGCCAGAAAGTTTACAATCTCTTCCATTGCGGCCTTTTGGTCTGCCGGTTTAGCTACATTGAACTTGTCAATTAAATCCTGCAACTCGGAAAGTCGGTCGATGGACATCTGATAAGCATCGCCCAAGTAGGCAATCTCACCATATCCGGAACCAATGTTCCTACGTTCACGGATGGGCTTTTCGCCAAAACGTGAATTGATGGAACCTGCCATAACTCCGGTTACAGAACCGATATAATCTTTGAACACGCGAGTAGTTACTCTGCGGAAAGTAAGATACTGCTGCCAATAGATTGTATCTTTACGCGTCCGGTTTACACGTCTGATGATAGCGGAAACAATGTTCGCATCATCGAATAATGTTTGAATCGTTAAAAACATATCCTACCTCCTTACTCGTTAAATTCAAACCATCCCTTCATGTTGGCTTTATCGTTCTCGGAGAACGGCATAGCCAGTTTTGAAGGTTCAATCTCTGCGGCTGTACGAAGCAATGAAACCAGTATAATTCCGTCCTCTACTTTCGTCCGGTTAAACAGAGCCGAATTTGCAACGTACTTCTGTTTCAAGCCGTCAACCGCAACCGCATTGAAAAGTACGGTATCTTTGGCGATATTCTCACCGAAAGCAGCCTTGATAGTCAAGACATCGTAGTTGGCATTAGATTTGTCAATAGCCGCGACCTCAGCACCTTTAGTGCCGCTTCCGACAAACATTCCCACATAAGCCAAAGAGTTCTTGGCTACCTTGATAGACAAAGCCTCCGCACCGGTGGTATAGGCTTCCACAACTCTCACGTTGATTACCGCATAAGCGAACTTGTTTTTCAAGTCCGCACAAATCGGCGTAAATACGGGAAGAAAACTTCCCACTACTAGGTTCTGCGTGTCGAGTTTGAACGGGCCACGTCTACGAATACCGGTCTGGACATCGTAGCGTTCCTCTTGCTCAACGAGCGGAACCAAATCATACTTAAATCCTGCTGACATAATTAATTCTTGTTTTGTTCAACAATAGTTTTCGTTCCCTCGTCAATCATCTTAGCGATAGATTCAGATTCTTTCTCAATCTTCTCTTCCGCTGATTCGGGAGGGGTCACACCTTTGAAGCCGTCATTTGCGAACTCCTGCTTCAAGTCCTTGAAGTATGCGTCCAAGTCCTCATCGTCCTTAATGGCGCATCGTTTGGCGTAGTTTTCGGGAATACCATACTCCTTTGCCTTTGCCAAAATCTGCTGGCTACGTGTTGCTTGAGCCTTTTCCGTTTCAAACTGTGTTAGCTTATCAGAAAGGTTCTTGTTGGAGTCAATTAAAGCTTGCGCCCATGCAGGCACATCGTCTTTATTCTCTTCCGTTTTGGTGGTTGTGGTAGTCTCGATTGGCTTTCCGTCTTTCAGGTTATACTTCTTTTCGTAGTTGGAAACTGCGGTCTTGGAAGCATCCCCGGCACGGAAATCACCATAGGAATTAAGCACGTCCGAAAAACTGATACCCTCAACAATAGAGTTTACTTTTATTTCGTCCGTTACACCCTCTGCCTTTTTGGTGGCAATGCGGGTAAGAATAGCAGTGTCCACCCCAGTAAACTTCTGTTGCAGCCCTGCCAAGATTTGTTCTAAGATTGTCATACCGTATGAATTTGATTTATAAATTTCTACGGTAAATTTCGGCATTAATAAAGCAGATGAGAAATTATCAGATAGGCGATATACGACAATGAAGCGATTGTCGTAAAATGATATAAAAAAGGCGTGAAACCAATGGAATCACGCCTTCAAAATTATTACTATTTACTTCTTTACAGCTTTCAGCTTAATCATTTCATTATACCCATAAGGAGTTAAAGTCCAATATACATTTGTATCTTTTATCCCCCTTTTCTTTTCACTTTTAGCTATCAAACCTAATGATGAAAATTGAATTAATATGGTATAAAAATCCTCACTTAGAAGTTCTACAAAAGATTTATAATTAAAACAATAATCACGAAAACATAATTCTCTTAATGCTTGGTTTATGCCAAATTCTGTTGCTTCATTTATCATCATTGGAGCTAAATAAGCAAATAATTTATTCCATGTAGTATTTAACTCTACACCTTGTTCATGCGGAGAAATGAAATGCAAACAAACAGAATCTTCTCCTTGTTTTAACATTTCACTTCCCACTGGAGGAGTTACTTTTATTTCCTCTATTTGCTTAATCAACTCTTCATTTTCTTTCCTAAGAGCCAAAATTTCTTTATTTGCATCTGCACTCGATACTTCATTTGCCTTTACCCATCCTACACGAGGATTGGTTTTGATCAAAGAATTTAAACTTAACACGACTTGAGAAGCTAGTCCGTCAGCGTTATCCCAAAGTTTGCATAGTTTCTTTTTGACTTCAGATTTGAAACTCTCTAATTTCTCTTTGCATTTGGGATTTGATTCGATTTTTATGCCTGGCAATATTCCTGGATTCTTATGTACAAACGAAATCACCGGAACTCCTTGTTCAATTGCATATTCAAACTCTTTTTGCGTATAGCTTTTCCCTGATTCTTCCTCTATTGATCCATAACGTCCAGCAACAATCAAAACATAATAGTCACACTCACGTATAAGACTTTTAATAACCTCCCATTGTGATGAATCCGAAGCATTAAAATACTCCATTCCTACAGGAAAGCAATTCATTTGCAAAAGTGCCTCCATTACTTTTTTTCGCTCTTCCTGTAAGTCCTCATACGTTGAACTAACAAATACTTGATATTTCTTTTCCATAGTAACCTTATCGTAGATTTAGAGTTTACACTCCCAACACTATATTAGCATCAATATTTAGCTTCCGGCTTATCTCACGAGCAACTTTTAAAGTAGGTTCACATTTACCGGATATATAATCACTTAACCGTGATGGGCTGACACCAACCAACTTTGCAAGTGATTTTTGATTAAGCCCCATTTCGTACATACGAAGTTTAAGAACATCCACAAGTGTTGGTTCTCCCAATGCAAAATGTTCTTCGGAATAATCAGCAACCAAATTAGAAAGAAGCTCCAATTCTATGCTATTTGGGTCATTCAAAGGAGTATCATCTTTCACTAATGGAAGAAGTTCCTCTACTCTTTTCACCGCCCATTCATATTGGGCTTGATTTTCTATCTTTGTCATAATCCTAAATATTAGCGCAATCTATTCTATCATATTCTTTATGAGTACCAATAAAGCGAATATACACAAACTGAATAGTGAATTTAATCACTACTACCAAACGATAGTTGTTGCCTTTGATGTTGAAAACATAGTGTTGATTACCTACATTATCAACGCTATTAAACGTTTTCTTAATATCGGCAAAACAGGTCCACTTACTTCTTTTCACAATGGTAGTCCATTCTTGCAAAGCGACCTTTGCATCGGGATGGTTCTCTGCATATTCTTTTAATGCTTGTTCGGTAAATATTCTCATTGGTTACTCAATTATCGTGTGACAAAAATACATATATAATTCTATAATTCAAAATTATATTCTAATATTTACAATTTAAAGAGCAAAAAAATAGCGGCAACTCCAAAGAGTCACCACTAATTATTCTATTTCTCTTGTTACAAAATTATAAATCCCGTAATTTTTCCGGCTAAGAAGCGTTTTTCTGTTCCTTATTTCCGATTTGCTCATTCTTTGCCCCTTGTTCCTCCTTGATTTCTGCAAGCTCCTCTTCTACCCTATCAGCATTCCCGGCAAACATGATACCTTCACGGGTTGACCAAATTCCACCACTGACAGCGGAAACGGCAGTAGTCACCTTATCATTCAAATCATCAATCATATATGGAACCAGTTCTGTTTCTATGTCAATGGTCTGCGATGCCTTGCTAAACTCGGTTGGATTGATAGAGTCTAAAGCGGAAACAATGAAATTTACTCTCCGCTGCAAGAACTCACCGATAACCTCACCGTGATTTTCTACCGCCATATGTGCACCCATGAACATAAAGCGGAAAGCGGTTCCTGATGCTTTGCCTACCCCCTTCAACGTCTCAAAGGATATTCTTGGAGTGTTTGACATATCATAAGCCATATTAGTGAGTGTTTCTGCTTCAAATTTTACGGTATCTGGCACCTGATTCCACGTCAGATATTGAGCATCCGCACCTTCACCCGTAAGTTTGACCATTCTGTCCTTAACCTTACCCATGAAACCCTCTACATCACCAATTAGCTTCAATAGTGGGAAGAAATGGTAGTCTATACAATCAGCATAATTGGATAATAGTTTCTCCAACCGGACCCGAAAAGTCTTTATCTTCTTGCAATAAGGTTCAGGACGATAAGCATAGAGAACCGGTAGTTTTGGGAATCCATGAGCAAAAGGAGTTCTTTCTTCATATCCTTTAGACAAATCCCATTGATAAACCATTTCGTCCGTAATAGTCATAAAGCAGGTGACCTCCGAATCATCCATGAGTTTCTTTTTATACTCACGTGAGAAAGCAATCATTTTACCTTCATCGTTAAAGAACGGGTATAGCTTATCACCTCTGAATGGAGACCATAACACACTTTTCAGTTTCTTGGTGGGCTTGACCTTCCCCCCGAAGGTAGTCTTTATTTTCTTCCAGAACTTCGCCCAAAATGAATCATCATCAGTGACATACCAATACTCGGCTACTTCCTGTTCGGATAACCAAGCACGAACAATCTTCTTGTTCTGATATTTGATTTTGTTGGATTTAAATACAGCCTTTACCGCATCCAACAGCTTCTTTTCATCATCATCAGTCGGAGTGCAATCCATAGACGGTTCTGTGCCGACCGTGAAAGCTGTTTGAATGTTCACTATATCTTGTTCCAATGGAATGGAAATACGGTTCACCGGTTCAGTCTTATACTTTGCTTCGATTTCATAAGTCTTACCAGTTTTTTCATCGAAGTGTTTCTCTGCTTCTTTTTCAAGAACCTTTCTATCCGGGTACTTCTCTTTGTCAACCATGATTTCATGGCGTTCAGGATTCCAATCATCCCAAAGTTTACAACGGTCGGGAAGTTCGGTCTTTCTACCTTTCTTCAGGTAGCTTATTTTCTGCCCGATATCGGGCAATGCTAATATTTCTTCGAGTGTTAATGGCATAGTTTATATTTTTAATGCGTAAATATTCCTGTTAAATCTTTTGGTTTCAAAATGCGTCCAAGCAAACAACCCAATACATAATACCTAATAGCATCCATCAAATGATTATATTCATCTACTGGCTCATTGATGTAGTTTCCATCTTTATCTTTGTCCCAAACATATTTCCGAAGTTCAGTAATAAGATTGTAAGAGCGTTCTGTTACAAAGAACTCCATATCTTTAATTTTATCAATACCTGCTTTGATTGAACCGGGGAACTTATCTACCGGATAGATATTCACGCCTCTGTTCTTTATCTCTTGAATCAATCGAGGATCTTGTGAATCAGCAAACACTTTCATAGAGAAAGGCTTTAACCTGTTGGCAATAGCCGATGAAAGCATATCCGTTTCATAGAAAAGTTCATCAACATACAAACGGTTATCAATAATGCCACATCTTACAGCAGCGGAAGGATCATTAGTAAATCCGAAGTCCTGCCCTATTCCTATCTTTTTGCATTCCAGTGGGAACTCTTTCACAATACCCCACTTCTTGAATACGGCACCTTCCGCCACGTCTGCCCAACGGCCGATAACCACATGAGCATACTTTTCAGGATTACTCACCTTCATATCTTCCACCTCTTTCAGGAACTCAGGAGAAAGGTTATCCAAGTTATCAAAATACGTAGTATGGATATGGAGCACATTCGGATGAGTGGAAATCTGAACCTGCACACCGTCAATCTCTACCAGCTTGTGAGTTTTCTCAATGTATTTCTTGTAGATGAAGTGATTGGAATCGCATGGGTTCATTATAATGATAATCCGGTTCTGAATACCCTTCTTGCGAATGGAGAGCATTATCTTGTCGAACTCATCTTCGCTTGTCCACTCTTCCGCTTCATCGCAGACGAAAGTCGTAATGCCTTGAATGGATTTCAGTTTTGCTGTCTGGTTCCCGGAAGAAGTCTTGATACCCCGGAACATGATACGGCTCTTAGTCATCTTATTGACTATGTCCGTCTTTGTGGTCTTGAAATATTTCGTGGTACCGTCCAAATCTATCTTCTCCATCATTTCGGGGATGATAGACATCCCGGCAGATACCATCGTGTAACGGGTATAAAGAATCTGGTGAACAATCTTCTCTACGGGAGTCATTTCAAAAGTCAACCGCTCAATAAAGGTAGAAGCATTGAAAGACTTTCCCGAACCACGCCCACCGGTAATAAGAATTATAAATTTTTCCTTATCCTCGTATAATGGATGGTAAATTTCTTGAGGTACTATCATTTCAGCTTGTCTTTAATCCAAGAATCAATGTTGATGCCATGCTCTATGTCTGTTGGAATATCAGCGTCTTCTGACTCTTCACCAAACCCTTCTTTTCTTCCTAATGTAGAAAGCAAATAACGAATCATATAACCATCTGGACGTTCACGCCAACCAATAAAATTTCCTTTTTCATCCTTTTCGGGAATACCCAATGCTAGGACACGGGCAGAAACCAAGCATTCGTCAACTAAAGCCCCACGCTCATCCGATATAGCATCCTTAAACTCCACATCGTCTTTCGCCCATTGGTATATAGTTTTCCGAGCCACTTTGAAAATAGCGGCCACCTTAGTCAGATTCCCACCGGATTTACGGAGAATCTTCCTAAAATCTTCTATTTTTGGTTTCTTTCCCATATTCTTGCACACGGGCGCACGTATCTGTTACTTTCGTCACTTAATCATTTTCAATACATCTTCTCCTTTAGCGAACTTGTCATCTGTACTAATACCAAGCAAATCGCAAAAATCTTCCTTAGCTTCATAAGAAGAAAACGACAGCATTATATACGCCTCCTCGTTTTGTTGTCTTTCTATTGCCGAATCTCTTACTTGCTGCTTAACAGCTTTCATGTGTTCTTTTTTCTCCTCGTATGTTTTTTCATCCGTAGGCTGAGTTTCTATTTCATCAAACGATGATACAGAGGATAATAAATCATCCAAAGAATCAGACAAAGGAGGAATAGCTGTATTTATAGAAAGAATATCGTTGAGTTCTCCAATATCCAATCCAACATCCGTATAATCTATATCAGAGATATAACCAGCTATAAGGTCTATATCAGGTTTTGTGTTCCCTACTGCCATATATGTAAGCTGTTCCTTTTCAACTTTATCATCTAAATTCACAACCTCTACCTTTACGTCATAATCAGTGCTTGGAGTACCATCATATTTGTAATACAAATCCATTGCTTTAATTCTCCGATGCCCGTCAATCAGATTTCCTGATTTCTCATTCCATACAATACCACCAAGAAAACCAACTTTCTGCAAATTTTTCTTTTGCAGTTTTACCTTCTCGTCCGAATGCCTTTTAGGATTAATCGGATTAAGGTTTATTTGGAAGCGTTTTATAACCCTTGTTTCACTTTGTTTTAACTCTTTCATAGTCATATTCAAACAATTTCCGTTCTACCAATGGATATTCATTTATAACTTTTTTTAAATCACATGGATATTTATAACGAAGAAATAACAAGTAATTAATATCCGTTATGTCAGTACCAGATGACTGATGTTTCCCTCCGTATGATTCGGGGTTGATTAGACTTTTTCGACTAATGTACTCCAATACATCTTTATTCCGATATTCCGATAATGGATAGCACTTCTTTTGTGCTTCATTGATTCCATTCATATCGTATGTGCGTAACATTAAACGTCGATTCATCGAATCAGATTGCTTGAAACCAAAGAAAGCCCATTCAATATTATATTTCTCCCTTACTATATCGGTAAGTTGAGCCATATTGTACAACTTTTGCTTCTCATTTTTGACACATCCCATATATCCAATGCGCCTGTATGAATAAAGAGCAAAGTGCGGAATTTGAATATATTTCATATTAGGGTACTTCTTACAAGCGTAATTTATATACCGATTAATGTGAGATAAGTCTTTAACGACATACATATAGACGCAAACGATCTCTTTGAAATAAGGTGATATTAGATCTAAAAGGGCTATACTGTCCTTGCCCGATGCCGAGTGAAACAATATAACCCTGTCAGTCTTCTTTGCGACAGCTTTAATTATATCTATCGCTTTCTTCATTAGACAACTCTGCCTCCTATACGGCGGTTAATTCTTGCTCTTTGAGCTGCATTTCTACCGGTAGACTGAAAACGACCTGCTTCATAATCTTTTCGAGTACGATACTTTCGACCACTTGCATCCGTTGCATACGTTTCTGGCATAATCTTAATTTTTTAATTAAACAATCTTTTTACCAACAAACAAAGCCACCGAAATGGCTTATATTATTTCAAACCTGAATGACTTATGATTTCACAAATATGTAAATAGTAAAATAATGGTAGCTCTTTCGGTGGATTCTTCTTGAACTCTTTTAATTGTTCATCAAAATCGTGAAAATCAAATTCATCGTGCATGAATTTTATACCTTCTTCTGTTACTTCACCTATACCAATTTCATCAATGGCAACATCAAGTGTCCATGGTGCACCAGTACTATAAAAATGGATAGCCTCTATATCAGTTCTTAAGACAGGCTTGCATTCATCTTCATGCCCCGATTTTCTTAATTTCTCATTCTCGTCAACTTGCGCAAAATCCGTGAACATTTTTTCGTATTTTGTACTAAGCATACGTGTTTCTATGTCTTTTTTGCCATTTAAAATAGCCAAGGCATTTTCTTTTGTCATTACAAGCGAATACGCTTCTATCTCTTGCCCATTATAACTAATCTTCATATTACTATATCGTTATAAAAAATTATACCATAAAAGGTTGTACCCCAAAGGTACTACCACAACCAAAGATAACGAAATATCTTCAATCGTTATACACGACAATCGGCTTATTGTCGTGAACTAAGCCATTTATCCCGTCTTTCTCTACACGCCTCTAAGGTAGGTGCACAACAAGCAAACAGTTCGCCACTTTCAGTGCGATAGTCATATTGGTACATTCTTACTCTCTTACCTTTCAATTTGGTAGTGTAAGTGCAATAGTTTTCTTTACCGGGTTGACATACGCTGCAACCTCTTTCGTCGTTAATTGAGTTCATAATTATTTATCAATACTTACTTAGTAATTTGTAAAACATTCGCCTTTTCTCTATGTATTTAAGACCATTTCGTCTAAGACCTCGCTTTGATTTTGATACAGTCATTTGGCAACCTGCAACGCCAACGTAGATGCAATTTGAATGATGCCTTTTGGCTTCTTTGAAAGCCCACCAAATCGCTTCACGACAATATCTATAGCTATCATTTTGAACACCCTCGTATCCTCTACTCAAAATGAAGTGACCTATTTCATTTGCTTCTTCTTCTGAATAGCATATTGTGAATATATTATTCATCCTTTCTTTGCTTTACTTGTTCAACCAAAAACTTCTTAAAATCATTCTTGTACTGGCTGTGAATGATTTTATACTGATGGAATAGGTTAGGCAATTGTTTGTAACCTTTGCTATACAAGAATTTGGCTACTAATTCAATCTTTTCACGGTTACTGAAACCTCTGTCCTTACACATGTTAGTTATACAAACATTCGCCTTGCAGGTAGGCTTCTTTTCAACTGGTGGCATGTATTCATGTCTGTCATAAGCGTGCGTTCTTGGATAACCAACCGCTTCACCTAAATACTCACCGGTGATAAAATCAAATTCACCACTAATTAAACTATCTGCTATTTCACCCATAATAATCAATATTTAATGTTTCACATTCAATCTTTCTTCACTCGTATAAGCCACGACAATCCCGGTTTCATCATGCCGTATCGTGACATACTTTTCGCCTCTTTCTATAGTAGAAAAGTCACACATAGAGCACAACCTACCTAATACTTTGCCCAATTGCTTCATCAGTGGGGCTTCAGGGCTGATAACTAAAACTAAATCTGCTTTCATAATCGTGTATATTGTGGTAGCTCGAAAGCTACCGGATTAGAACTCAACCAATATCAATCTTTCTAAAGAACCTGATGCTTTCACCCACATATGATTATGTCCGAAATCATAATCGAAAAACAGTTTAAAGTAAGGGTATTGTACTGTTAAAGAGTTCATACAGCCCTTTAACTCGTCTTCTGACATACAAGAAGTTATTTCATTGATTATTTGAACGAAAAGGTGTAAAACTTCTGGTTCATTATTCAATAACGGTTTTTCTATAACTGCTTTTAAAAATATATTTTCTTTCATATTCTTCTATATTGCGCAGGGCTTTCGCCCTGCTGGTTAAACTTATAATATTGTAATCTCTTTATTGCCTATCTCTGTATCTACATTCAGAACCTCGTACTTTTGAGCCTTGTAGTTGTAAACAACCTCACAAGTATTGAAACCTCTGCCATCTTCTCTTTGGTCATAAACAGTGTCTATGTGCTGGTACATCTTCTTACCTAACATGAAGTTTATCTTGCCTGATGTGCAGAAGTAAAATGCTACTGCATACTTCAATGTTTTCTTTTCATCAACCTTCTTTGTTGCCATGATCGTATATTTAAGCGTTAATACCAATTGCGTTTCTCATAAAGTCACTTGCTTGCTCTACTGACATACCCAGCTTCTTTTGAATCAGAAGAAGCATACAGCTAACTTGTTCTTTGGTATTCAAGTTGCCTTGTGCAAACTCTGACATGATGAACTTCTCTATTGTTCTTTGTTTAATTACTGATGTTGCCATAATCATATATCTTTTAATTGTTATTACTTCGTTTCTGATGATGCAAAGGTATAGTATATATACGAAATAAGCAAATGTAAATTATGTATATATGCTATATTTAATACATTTTATATAGCATAGACACTAAATTTATATTCATTCACATAAAATATAGCTAAAACAAATAATTATCAAACTTTTCTTTCGCATATACACTATATTATATATCTTTGCATCAAAAATCATAATTTATGGCAAATACAGAATTAAGAATTAAAGAGTTGTGTAAAGAGAAAGGCATTACACAAGCTCAATTGGCTGATAAATTGGGAATACAGCCTGTATCTTTTTCGCAAGCTATAGCAAGAAATAAATTCAGCGTTGATAGGCTTGCTGATATAGCTGACGCTTTAGGGGTGGAAATTCCTGACTTATTTAGGAATGATTCAGACACTATCACCTGCCCTCATTGTGGAGGTAAAATCCATTTTGATGGAGAACCACGTATGCCGGACCATGAAAATATACAAGGAAAAGAATACTATAAATAAAGATAGAATTATGGATTTAGGACAATTATTTAAAGTCGATTATTGGTGGAAATTAGTACTTTTATGTGGCATCCTTCTTTCCGCAGCAGCAATGATATTTGATATACAATTTATTGAAAGAAGATATGTTTTAGGACTTGGATTAGGAATGACGTTTATTGGCATTGGGTATTGGAAAGCAAAATATGTAGCCCACGAATTTGTACCTGGTGGAATGTTTAAGTATGATGTATTTAAACATGACTGGGTAACAAAAAGCATTATAGGGGTAGGAATTATAATATCTCTCTACTTTTTTATTAGAATATTAATTCTGTTAGTTGTATAAAATTGAGCCGGAGCACTGAACTCCGGCCTGTTGATTTACTTTTTACGATTAATTTCATCACTCAATTTACCTTTGAGCATTTGAAGATATTCATAATCTCTTAATCCCTCCTGCCTTATATTTCTGCTAATGATTGCAGCTGTTTCAAAAGGTACTCCTTTTTCTGTGGCATTTTTCACTATTCTTCGTTCTTCTTTTTCATAATAGTCTTTATCATCAGACATAAAACCTCCTTTTTTAAAGTTAATACTAATATATCAACCTTTATGTATGCTTAAAAACGGAGTTATACACATAACACAAAGAATTTTGTGCAGAAAAGCATCGTAAATATATAAATAGTTATAATTCGATGGCTCAAAATTGAGTTAAAAAAACAAAGCGGTAAGTAATTCTTATCGCTTTGTTAATTGATTAGCCCTTTAATTCTTAACCGATTTACGATTTCGGTGTAAAGATACTCTATATCTCCACTAAAGTCCCCATAATTCTGATACAGAAACACGACATCAGCACAATTGTCGGAAATTGTACTTTTGGACTGAACCCCAAGCACCCTTGACATCTCTTCACGTAACCCTGCTGTCATTTTTCCACCAGCAAGCGAGCTTGGAGAAAACAGGTATAGGATAATGAAAATGAACTTCTTCCGCTGGGTAACACTGTCAATATTCGGTGGACATCCCCTCTCATTCAGCAACTCAACGAAAATTTTGTAGATTTCATGGATAAGGCTTTTGTCTTTCAAAATCGGGGAAGTCAAGGTATTTTCTTCCTCTGAAAGTTCTGATTTCTCGATACGAATCTTTTTAAGACGAATTATTTTGTTAAAATCTAGTTTCATAACACGATTATTTTAAAAGTAAATAGTATATTTGCATCATAATCGTGTAAGGAAGAGCTGATTCATGGTCGTGCGTGGGTTGGCTCTTTTTCATTCTTCTTCATTCGTACTGACGAATGGTTTCTTTTCCAAATCATAGCAGGTGATATATACCCGTTTCCCATTGACATCACATAGAGCAAGGGCATATCCTCTCTCCAGTATTTTAACCGGCTGATTGTTGCAATAGACTATACTTCCAACCGGAACTCTTATAAAATGGCGTACTATCATTTGATTATCTTTAGTTTGTTATACCAGCGTGAAGAAAAAAGGGAACCACCCGATTAAGAATGATTCCCCGAAAATGGTTACTTTATATAGTTTGCTCATGGCTATTTCTTTTTAAGTATTCAATACATTTCTTTACTCCGTCATCGAAACCCTGTTTATAGCCTTTAGTATGTTCCCCATCAGTTCGTTTACGGTAGCCTTGTGCCACTTTTCAAATAAAATTTCAGGCTTGTCTTGGTAGTGCATACCTACTTTCAGATATTGGCATTGAAACCATTCTTTACCATCGGTAAACCATTGGTATGTATCAATATCATTCCCTTAATTGCAGAAATACTACTCGGAACTCCATTTGTTCCGAATGAATCAATTACTGATTTTGCGTATTCTCGTACCGCTTCATACACATTTTGTTCTGAATATAATATCATATGTTAGTCACGATATAATAGTTCCCAAACTCCTTTACTTCACAATGAGGAAAACCCTCCTCCAACTCGCACTTTAAATGCTCGTAGTATTCTAACTCATAGCCGCTACGTTCATAAGTTACCGGATGATAATTTTCTTTATAGAACATCAAGAACAAGTTCTTGCCTTTAGGAATATCCATTAGTGCTTCGATTTCAATGTAACTGGCTGAACCAAACAAAGCAACTATGGTATTGAATACCATAAATTTCAGATTGAACATTTCAAACGGAATACACAAATTATGATATTTGGGATGCTTCTTTCTGAAAATTTCAAGCATCTCATTACTTGAATCGATACCGAAGTATTCATCCAAAGGTACTTTTAAAATATCAAGGAGCAGTCCCGTACCACATCCCACATCAAGAATTATTCCGGGAACATCAAAAAGTATCGAGGCTATTTTATTATTCTCCTCAATGCTGACTTCATCTTTAAACAGAGAATCGTAACTCTCTGCAATTGCATCATACTGATTTACTGCGTACATACTTTATTATTTTTTGATTTACAAAATAAAGATACCGAATAATCCATGAACAGACTATCCGGTATTAAAGAAGTTACTGACACGATTTGGCAGTAAAAAACTGAGATTCCATTATTTTTTCATTGTATAGCTTTTGGCATAGTTTTTGTTACATCATTTTAAATAATTAAAAACAAAAAATATGAAAAAAATTATTGCACTACAAGGTAGAGCACAATGTGGCAAAACAAGCACATTGAATCTTTTAATTGATTTATTAACAGTAGCAACAAGTAAGCACACTTCAATGCCCCTCCCACATAAAGGAGATAGACAAGAAATATTTAAAATTAATGGTGTTACTGTGGGTATTGCTACTGGTGGAGACACGCAAGCTATTGTCAAACAAAATTGCTTATTTTTTCAACAAAACAATTGCGATGTAGCGTTTTCTGCAATACGAACAAAAGGAAAGACATGTCAAGATTTAGATGCTTTTGCCAAACAATACGGATTAACAGTTAACAAACAATCCCAAAACATAGTCAATGATATTACAAAACAATATGCATCAAATCTAGCCAAAGCACAAGAACTCTATAGTTTAATCTAAAAAATAATCACGATTGGCTGTCTCTCCCAGACAGCCTTTTTCATCCCTATTAGCGTTCTTGGTTCTTATCCCCACATTTATGTTTCCAATAACTATTGAGGCTAGAGTACACAGTAACACAGATTATCAAAATCACTACAGTAAACCAAAACCAATTAAATTCCATATCCTATTTTATTATATTCCACTCACTTTCCATAATCACATGTTCACACTTATTGCATCTATGCAGATAAGTCGAAAATGGAGCCGATGTATAATCTTCGACAGCGATTTCTATGCTGCCACATTCCGGACATTCTATTTTCACTTCTTTGATACCAGGATAATCCCAGAAAGAAAGCTTTCCTCTCACGTTCTTGATAGGTTTAGCATAGAGAATAGGATTAGCCAGTACCCAATTATAAACTCCCTTCTCTGCCCAAATAGAAGGATGATTTATCACACAGTCTATTATCTCCACACTTCCAATGATGGCAGAATTTATATATCCCTCACCGCAAATAATCTTTCTCTGAAATCCAAGTGAGAAACTGTCCCATTGTTGCCTTGTGAATACACTATTAGGATTTATCATTTCTATGGGGACGGTGCTTGAATGAATCAGCACCCTCTGTCCTAAGTATTTCTTAGGACACGGCCAAGTTCGATTTTCGATGTCTTTAATACCGTGGACTATCAAAGAAGCCCACGGCTGTTTTATGGTTATTGCTTTCATATTATTCCTTTTTATTTGTATATTTGTGCCAAGTAACTAAATGGTACGCGTTAGCGTTAAAGGTTCAAATCCTTGTTACACTTTAATTATTGTTCTATTTTAAACAAATACAATTATGAAAATAATACCGACATTTTGTTGTCGGCTGATTTCAAAACGTATTTCAAAAATTTTCAAAAAATCTCAGAATAAAAAGCCGACAATAGTTAAAGAAAAAATAGGCTTTAAACTCAATTTGGGAATTATCTCATTTAGGCTATGCCGAAAGGAAAGCCTTGTTGAATTTGCAACTCAACTGAATTTGGGGATTTTCCAATTTGAGTGGAGTAGAGAATGGAGTAGTTTAAGTGGAAAGAATGCCACTCATTGTGGAGGTGCAGGTTCGATACCTGCTCTCCATTCTTTTTTATCCTACATTTATCAAGTTAAACAATGTGGGTGTACTCACTTCCATTTCCGCTTCATATAGATATGAAAGACTGTCCTTCCAATAGTCGTAATTCAGTTCGGTGGATAATCCTTTACGCCCTAACCTGATGGCGCAATAGGGAACCGTACCTATACCTCCGAAGGGGTCAAACACCAGCTCACCTTTGTTTGAGTACCGTTCAATCAGTCTTTCAACGATATCGAGCTGAAGGGGACAGATGTGATTCTGCCGTTTCTTCTGAGACTGCTTGGTATTAAGCGTGCGCATACGGGTGACATCATCCCATATCCAGGGCTTCTTGCTTACCGGATCGACAGCCATAAACGTTTTAGGCAGCTTTCCGTAAGCCTCCAATTCCTCAGCAAATGCAACGTGTTCCTCGTAGTTATATATATGCTCACGCTCATAATTCCTGAACAAATGCCGAATCTTATCTATTCCGGCGCCTTTCATGTCCTCATAGCTCAGTAGAGAGTTACCAGATGATTTCCAGCTTGCATGAGCATCTATCTGCCAGCGCGCCAGCGAGTATTCACTCTTGTCCTTGGTCACGGGCAAATCGGCGTATGCACGTGAGGTATCAGAAGGCAACTTTCGGAAAAGAAGAACATATTCCGGGCAACCGATACCCATCTTTGAACCGTCCTTACACATTTCGGTATAGCCGAGTCGATAAGTCTGGTTATTCTCCCTTACTACATCCGTATCCACTGTAATACGTCCCATGTAGCGGAAGCCGTGCTTCATGTAGTGGAATACGGTCATTTCACTGAACGGGTCGATAGTGGGCATACCGTCACCCGTAGCATTGCCGAACAGTACGCGGTCTTTCACATGGATGCAAGCCAACCGGCCGGGCTTCAATATGCGCATCAGTTCAGGGGTAAGGTAATCCATCTGCTCAAAGAACTTGTCGTTGTCCTCATTATGTCCGAAATCATTATAGGTCGGAGTGTACTCATAGTGATTGGAGAACGGGATACTGGTTACAATCAGGTCTACCGAATTATCTTCCATCTTCTGACATTCAAGAACATTGTCGTTATTTATGGCCCTCCAAAGTTTACCGGATTTCTCTTCCCGACTGGCGAACATCCAGCGCATCATTTTCTCTTCCGCCTGCAAGCCGAACAAACCGTTCTCACGAACTATATCGGTCATTTTGGCTACCATCTCCCGATGTTGCGCCCACTTCTGCATGAAGCTCTTGTATATCTCGCCCTCGCTTTCGGCATAGACGAGATAGAAGTCAACCGGATGCTGCTGCATGAAACGGTAGATACGGGCTATCGCCTGGAACTTGTCGTTGAAACGGTAGTCGATGAACATGATTGCCTTATGGCAATGGTACTGGAAGTTAAGACCCTCACCGAGCATTTCCGGTTTCGCAGCCAGATACTTCAGACGGCCGTCTTTGAAGTCGGCTATCACCCTGTCGGCTTCCTCATCATCCTGTGAGCCATAAACAGCCTTGCATCCCGGAACGGCCTTACAGAGTGCTTCACGTTCACTTTCAAGATCATGCCATAAAAGGAAATGCTCATCCTTATTTTCGGGACGGTTGATTATTTCCACTACACGGGCTATTTTCTCAGTCATGTTGTCCCGGCGTTCCTTTGCAGCATCAACAAGTCCGAGAGCAGCCTCGCGGAACATCTTGACCTGTCCGTCACGGTCGGTACCGGCAGTGGAGTTATCCACACTAACCACTTCTTCATGCACCCGCAGTTCCGGCAATTCATATCCGGTATCAGGATAACCCAGATCAGATGGTTTGGTCAGGAACAACGCCCATGTACTGACCCATAGCCAGAACTCCTTCTCCTTGTGAGGATAGAGTGTAAGATTGTTCGCTTTTGTGCTATCTCTTTGAAAGAACCTTGTAAGTGCCTGCCCTGTATCCATCACTCCGAGATATCCGGCATAGTGTATCAGCTCTTTGTATCTATTGGGTGACGGTGTGGCAGTGGCAACAAATCTATACGGAACTTCTGCAAACAGGGGAAGAAACTCCTGATAGGTCTTGGTACCGAATCCACGTAATACGCTCGCTTCATCCAATGAGGTTACAGTGAAGTAGGACGGCTCTATTCTCACTCCGTCCTCTCCGTCACGCACACGCTCATAATTCGTGACCATGATGTCGGTCGGGCATATCACCACATCAGCCATAGTTCGGACATAAGTAACTTTCATGTGCAAGTGTTGTTCCGCTTGTGTAAGGAACTCGACGACTACACGCTTGGGGCAAACTATCAGCCCTTTTCCACTTCTATGTTTCAGAACTACCCGCAGTATCTCCAACTGGGTTACGGTCTTCTGCATACCGAAACTGGAGAATATCGCACGGCATCCACCGGATATTGCCCAACGAACTGTATCCTTGACATGGGGATATAACGACGGGGTTAATTCATCCGGATTGACTTCAAACCCGGTCTGATGGCTGATGGCCATCTTGTCTTTCAGAAATTCTATATATTCTTTCATTATACTGCTTCTTTTAATTTATTCAATCTAAATACTCTTAACCTTTTGCAAAGAGCCTCGGTATTCTTTTTTGCCTGAGTAACCTCTACTGCGTTACCGATGAACTTCTTTTGGTCGGCTTGCGTGCCAACCAACACATAATCTTCTGGGAAGCCCATGATACGTTTCAGTTCGGGAATACGGAGCATTCGCATCTTAATATCAACTATGCCATACAGTGCCATGAACTCTTTGATTTTACGGGTCATGGGGCTGTCTGTTTCGTAGATTTCTATAGCCACCCGTCCGCTTTCTGTTGCAACCAAGTAGGGCGGCATCTTATCCATCCTTGCTATGAGCGTGAAGCAGGGATTATTAACGGAGCCGCCTGCGCTGTTGAATTGCGGATTCATAAGATAATGCCATTTCCGATTAGCAGTAATGGTCTGCGATGGTTGTTCTATGCTGCTTCCGATATTGGAGAAAGCGGTATTCATAATCCATGGCTTACAAGTAACTATGTTGAACTTCGGATTGGTCGTTACCGTACCTGCTGGAACATTGATTGACATAGGTATACCGTTACCGTATTGCATATCCAGAAAGCGGCTTTCAACCAATGCAAACCGGTCTTTCGTTGTGACCGTTGGAGCTGGAAGGTCTACCGAATGATTATGTCCATTTCCATAATAAGCAGAGACAAAAACATGGTGGTCTTTGCAGGTGATTGCACCTGCCGGTTCTTCTACAGACACATTCTTGCTTTCGGGATGTCCGCTGAACTGTTTGGAGAGGAAGCAGACTTGCGCTACTCCAAGTCTGCCTTGCGTGGCTACCACCGGACATGGTTCGTCAATCCCAGGAGCGTTATATTTCCCTGTACGGCTCATAGAATTATACTTCACGAGGAAGGCGTCTTTCCCACCTGCTACAAATTTGATAAGTCCGGCATAGATGCGTTCAAGCGTTTTCTCTGCAAGAGGCTTTTCCCTAAAGATGGTAGTTCCTTCGTCAGAAAAATCAAGAACTTCCTTGACGGGTTTCCATTTTTCCAGCTTAGAAAACATGTCCTGCCTGCCACCTTTACAGTGGGTCGGTTCAGGGAATACTATCGGCAAGCTCTTTTTAGCAAAGATGCCGAAGAAGCGTTTCCTTGTGGTGTAGGCACCGAAGTCGGCAGCGTTCAGGATGCGGTGCTCAAAGTTGTAACCGTACTTCTTGACATTGCGCACCCACTTCTGATAAAGCCTGCCTTTGTCCATGCTGATAGGCTTCCCTTTTTCGTCCATATCTCCCCAGCTCATAAACTCCTCCACATTCTCAATCTGAATATAATCAGGATCTATCACATCAATGTAGCGGAAGAGATGTTCAGCCAGTGTCCGGCTATCAGCATCACGTGGCTGACCGCCTTTGGCTTTCGAGAAGTTGGTACACTCCAAAGAGGCATGAAGCATTATCATAGCATCAGGGTATAGCTGACGGATACGTTCTACAATAGTGCTTATCGGAGAAAGTTCCAGTGTACGGATATCCTCAATAAAGTGAAGTGCATCAGGGATATTGGCATCATGTGAAAGGATGGCATTCTTGTCATGGTTCACACAACAAACAACCTTTGCACATCTATTTCCATCCAATCGTGCTTCTTCCACACCTTCGGACAAACCGCCGGCACCACAAAAAAGGTCTATCACGAACAATTCGATATCGGACAGACCTTCTAAACTCCTTAGTATTTCTTTTAATGATTTCATAATCGTGTATTCTTATTTCTAATTTGAATAAATCCCCTTCGTTCTGTTTCTTCTAACAGTGAAAAGTCTTCATCCTTGATTTCACATTCTGTTTCGTAGTTCACGGAAGTATAACTTGGGATATTGAACTTTTTCCGGATTCTTACGATAACATCCGGATTTCTTGTTACCCAGTAAACGGTTATTCTCATGGTGGCATCAACATTTTCTTGGCTTCTTTATCTCCGGCATCAGCACGCCGCTTGATCTCAAGGTATTCGGAATAATAGATCCCACTGTTAACTTGTGCTTGAGATAAAGGTTTAAATTTATCAGCCTCCTTAATACTTTCTGCAGAACCAACAGTATCACGGTGAATATCATATTTTGTTAGCCAATTCATAATAACCTCTCCATCCATACGGCCGAATATTTGCCCAAACATTCCTTTTTTAGCCATATTGAAAAATAATTTAAAATCATCTTGTGTGTAGTGTGGATAAGTTTCAATGATTAGATTTATAGTATCAGCAACCTGTATTGCGTCCATCGCCCCATTCACTGAATAAAACCGAAGAAAGCTATTCATCCATTTCACCATCAAGGCTTGCAATTTTATTTCTCCAAATTCTTTTGATATATCTGTTATCGAAACCTGTGGAGCATTGAATACATCAAGAACTGTTCTCGGCCTAATGCTGTCCCAATATAGCATCGGCGAGGTCTTCAAGAGATTGACGGCTTGCTGCCTTGTCTTGGGCAACTCTTCCGGTGGTATAAGTTCCTGTGGATTGTATTGAATTACTTGATTTTCCATTAAATTTTTCCCTGTTAGCCCACGTGGCAAGTCGTTTAGCAACCTCCCATGTTTGATTAGTTTCAAATTTCATTTTAGTTTCTGACTTATTCAGTTCAGACCAATAGTCGAAGAAAGCACGTATCATCTCTTTCCCGTATCTTTCGACATACGGAACTAAAGACTGATAGAAAGCATCTCTTCGTTTGAGTGTAGCGGCTTTAGCCGCGGCAAGTTTCTTCGCTTGCTCGACTTTCTTTGCCTCTACGCTAGTAGAGGTTTCTTTAGTTTTCTTTCTTTTTACTTTTACTTTACTTTGTCTATTATCAACAGTATTAATTGAATTATTTGCATGATTAATCGGATTATTTGTGCAATTAATCATATATTCAGGGATAATTTCAGTTTCTTTTCTTTGATATGTGGCAAGTAAAAATCGCCTTTGTATTCCGGCCGATGTCAGCACTCTATGCACGGAGAACATTTCCGCGTCAAAGAATCCAACCTGTACGGCCTTAGTCAATACTTCTTTTACTGCGCCCTCGGAAACCCCAACAGTGTCAGCAATAACAAAAGGCAAATCTTCGTCCCACAAAATGTAATACCCTTCATCCTTGTAGATATTACACAGCAGGCAAATAAGTATGGAAGTCGATTGTGGGCCACAAGCCCTTGCGATTTTCCTGACCTTCACGTCCGAAAAGAAACCTACATCCAAAGGAAAGTAATCTATTCCCTGTTTTGTAGGTCTGCCAGCCATATTATTTAGGTTTAAAACTCATATCTTAAAATCTCACGTTAGTTAATTGCCTTCCGTTAGAAAATACAGCCCACTTACCATTACCGCTATCAAACAATCGTAAATCCGACACCTCTCCGAAACGTTTGATGTTACCGCATAAATCCACAATCCATCCACATTCTTTAGAAGGATGCGGGCGGATGGCACGACCGACTATCTGATACCACATGGCAAGTGACATTGTAGGACGTGCCATAACGACCGTATCAAGTTCCGGATAGTCAAAGCCAGTCGTAAGTACACCCACATTAGCTACTACCGGAATTTCACCAGCTTTGAACGCCTCAAGAATATGTTCACGTTCTTTCTTAGGAGTATCACCTGAAACGATAGCGCAACCGGGTATTGACATCGTTAACCGTTCCGCTTCTTTCAAAAAACGGGTAAAGACCAAAATACCCTTCCGTTTTCCTCCGGCTTTGGGATTCATCAGCCTTTGGACGATATGAACGAGATAACCGTAGAAGTCTATCCGTTCATATTCTTTTTGAACTGACCTATCCGTATAGTCGGCACCAGTAGTATTTACTTTCAAGTTAAGTTCATTCCACCCTGAAGGATTCATTGAATAGTAATCCAACTTCGCCAAGTAGCCCATATCTAATAAGGTTGATACCTGTACATGATAAATGACCTCTGAAAAGACATGAGGTTTTGTCCGAGTGATAAATTTCAGCATGGAGCCGAAATCACGGCTGGAGCTTAAACGGTATGGCGTTGCTGTCAGTCCAAGAACCTTACACTTCACTGCATCAAAAAAATCCTTGTACATTCCCTCTTTGGGGTTTACAAGATGACATTCATCCACAATGATGTTCTTGAAGTGGGTAAACAGTTCGGGATGATTCTTCACACTGCCGATGGTGGCAAATGTTATCCGGCTTATCTCCTTTGAATTAAAGGAAGCCGAATAGATACTGCAATCAAGAATACCGTATGAACAGAGCTTCTTAAAATTTTGCTCCAATATCTCTTTGCTTGGCTGGAACACCAAGGTATGTCCGTCAAGCCTTGCGGCTATATCCGCTATAATAAGCGACTTTCCGCTGCCCGTAGGTAACACCATAATGGCATTTGTTTTCTTCGCCTTGTTATTGAAGAAAGAAACGGCAGCATCAGAGGCTTTCTGTTGGTAATCACGTAGTTTGTACATATCTATCTTCTGATTTAATGATAAAAGGGAAATCCTCACTAAGTTTGGAAAGAAATATCCGGATTATATAAGCCTGTTCCTTACTTAATCCAACCGGAGAGAATGAACCATCATCATTCTTGACCATCATAACAAATGTTCCTGCTTCCAAATCATTCATAACCCTTTCTCCTTTCGTAACTTCTTATTAAGTGCTTTGTAATACTTGATTAGCTGTTCGTACTCAAAATCAGTCATTTTGGAAGTGCTGGCAACTTTGACTTTCAGCAAATCAAACTTCTGTTGACCGATTTTAGCAATTAGATTCACCCGATAGCCTTCCAAATGGTCGGCTTTGAACCTGTTGCAATGACGGCACTCAGCATGGCAGTTATTTTCATCGAAACGTGTCGCCAGGTGTGTGCGGCTGAAATAGTGCCCGCAGTCTGCTTGTGTAAACGGCTTTATCTGTCCGCACGAGATACATCTAAAATACCCGTTTGGCATTGCATCACGAAGCCGGATAAAAAGGGAAAACTCTTTGTCGAGCTTAGCTTTCAAATCCGGCTTCTTCTTTACTGTTATCCCTGCTTTATCAAACAGAGGTAAAGGCTTGTCTTTTTTCTTAGCCTTGGTTCTTTTTATGTAGTATGGCATACTATTATTTATAATATAAGGGCATATCTGATAGAGAGGATAAAGTGTCTAATTTTAAACTCATCTTGGGAAATATGATATGCCCTTTTATTGTTATCTTTGCTTTGTCTAATTTTAAACTTTAAAGTATATGAGAGATAAATCATTTTATAAAGAAAAGGCGGAAGCAATAAAAAATGACGTATTGGAGATACAGAAAAAAGGAGAAATCTTTAATATAGAAGACCCTTTCAATTCGTATCCGGGAATATATGATGCTATTAGGGAGTTTGTTCATCTTGTATTTGCTTTTAATCCCGGACTTCCTTTAAACAAGGAACTCGAAAGTCTAAGCAATCTTAGATTTAAATCCGCTGCCGTTGGAGGGCGCATTGATTTTGTGCAAAAAGATTTCGATAAAGTAATCTCCAAAATAGACTTTTTCATTCACTACCTTGACACATACGTTGATTAAAGTACTTGTTTGATTTTATCCTCCAAGCAAGTATTTCTTTCGAGTTCAACACAATCAATTAAGGATTGCTTTATTTTATCGGGAAGCATTTTTAGTGCTTCCCGGTTTTTAACTTTCATGCCTACAATTGACAATGAGAACTCTGCATCGAATATGTTTCCGGTTTCGGGTACTGCTATTTTTATTTCCATTTCCATAATGTATGATTTTATTTGTTTACCAATTAAAGCCCCGAAGCGTATTCTCCGGGGCACAACCATTATTCACTAACCCTTGCCATTTATGTGTGGCTCACATTTATGAGGGGCGTGGCAGAATCGAACTGCCCTCCTCTACATTGCTGCGCATCACAATAGTCACACCAGCCAAACGCCCCATATTCGCCCGTCCTATCTTCACAGACCGAGCAGGCAGGTTAACAAAGTTATTCCATATAAGCCATTGAAAATTCTTTCGGAATAAACCGCCCGACCGGTATAGGTTTGGCGGATTCAATAGCTGTATGGATTTCTCTCTTTTTGAACTCATGCCCCTTTTCTTTGGCTTGTTTCTCACATTCTTCCTCTTTATTTTTGAGGTAGTGAGTAATAAGCATCATCGCTCTGTCAACGTTGAAGGTGTTCACGACAAAAGTCTGAACTCTCTCGTCTTCATTCTCCCCATCCGTGAATGTGATTTTCGTCTCAATCTGGTAGAATTTCTTTTCATTCGGTTTAGATTCTTCGTCACTATCTTCCGTCTCATCGTCCATTTTATCAACGTATTCTGCCATAGTGATTTCATTTTTGAGATAGGCAAGCGAAGCATCGTCAACCTTACGTTCTTTCAAGTTGTCAGTAAGAATCACGCAAGAATCGAACTCCTTGACCATTGTCAAGGTGAATCCGAACATATAGTTTAGTTCGATGTAATCTTTCAAGATACTACAAGTATTCTCCAATCCGGTGGCATACAGCAGGAACTTATGTTTCTTGTCACCTATTTGCGCTTGAGCGATGTACGGATATAAAACACTGTTCTCGTTCTCGAATGCCAAGCGGTTCTGGTTGCTGACTTCCACTTCCTTAATGCCGTCAGCTTCCATACTGAAACGAATTTTCGCCAAAGTGTCTTGGTCTATCAGCGTGCCACGGTCAAAAAGAATTTCATTCCGTTCGATGGTTACTGTTTCACCTGTATCTTCATCAATGAAAGATTCCTCCCATGTTTTGAGGACACGTTTTGCAAGGTACATGTTGAGCATCTTTTTCGGATCAGATGTCACATACCTGATTTCTGTTTTTCTTGTTTCTATCATAACTAAATAAATTCTTGATTTCTTTGTATTTCCTGCTGGGCGTATATCAGCATTTGATGTTCATTTGCAGCCGGCAGATAGATACCAGCCACCGATGCGCTCCAATTACGGAAACGGTCAATACTCAGGGTCATTTCCCCCGTTGTCAGTTCGGCAGAGCTTCTCAGATAGGTTACTTCATTGCCTTTCTTGTTGACCGTCTTACGTTCAAACAAATCACGGTTGCAAGTCCTCTTATAAAAATCAATTTTTGCTTCGTCGAGACTGCAACCGTACTCACTACCGAAATACCCTAAAAGAAGATGCAAGTAGCTGTTTTGGGCAAGCGTGCGGTTAGGTAGTTTCTTTTTCACTTCCACCACCGCACGTTCACTAAACAGCTTGTTTACATACTCCTTGAACTTGGGTATTTGATATTCATTCTTCAAGTCGAACAGCATACGCTAAAAAGGCAAATCATCCTTTACATTGCCATTAGCATCAACCGGAGGCGGAAAGTTCTGCGGCTGTTGCTGATAAGTCGGTTGTGGCGCTGGCTGTTGTATCGATGTTGTCTGTTGGGATTGAGATACACCGCCACGCGCTTCTATTTTATAGCATCGAATGGATACCATACGTTTGAATTCTCCGTCTTGATTCGTCCAAGAACGCCCTTGTAAGACAAATGATACAGTAACAACATCACCCTGATTAAAGCGGTCAAGTTCTGTACACTTGTCACCCGAAAACTCTAAGGGAATAATGTTCTCATACTCGCTACGCTCTCCCGTATAAGGGTCGTAAGTGGTAGCATCTAAAATAAACTCCCGTTTTGTAAATGAGGAACCACCGTTTTTGGATGGTATTTGAACAGTTTGTCCAATTTCGATTATCCGTCCGGTTATTTGGTTTGCCATTAATTTTCTCCTCCAAAAATCTTTTAATTAATATTTCCATATAAATCCATACGAAGTCTTACTTCTTCCACAGCAACAATTTTGAATAGGTGAACTTTGGAATCCGTTACTTACCGCTGCTGATTTCAACGAAGGATATTTCTTAACGAAGTCACCAGATTTGGTATATTGATAGACTGGCACACCATTAGCTTTCCCCTTACGCTCTTGGAGCGTTCCATAATTCATATTGTATGAATGTGTACACCATTCAAGATTTTCAACTCTGTTATTGGATTTATTTTCGTCTTTATGATTTATTTGAGTATAGTTATTTGGATTTTGAATGAAAGCTAAAGCCACCAATCTGTGAACGCTATGCGTTTTATGAATGCCATTCTTTGTTAGAACAACAGAACGATACCCATGACTATCAGAAGGCGTTAATATCTTTTCTTCAAAATGTGTTACAGCTCCGTTTCTTATAAATTTTTTAGGCATAGATTTTATTCTGCCTAAAGATGATACCTCATAAAGACCTTCATAATCTTTAATAGGCTTCCAAATTTCAGTAACTATTCAGCGATAGCAAAGCACCTTTGAATCTGTCTTGAAATGTTCAAAAATAACTTACAAAAATCGAAATAT